CATGGCCGATCTTTGTAGGGGCATTCAGGAGTGCCATCATCATTGCACAGCCCCATCATCACCTGAATCTTTGTCTCCGCTATGACAGGAACAGCGAATGAGAAACTGTAGGTTCCGGCAGGAAGTAAATGGTATGAAGCTGGATAGTCAGGAACAAAAGACACGCCGTCCCAATAAAGCGTTCCACCCGGTGTTTGAACACGCTGTCTTGATGAGTAAATAGAATCAAAAGATGTTCCATATACAGTAATGCTGAATGACAATGTCAGCCCAGCATTGATATGTGATGTGTCCCCCAGCAAGGCAGATCCGCAATCGTCACAGCCGGCATAGTCGCCGGTGTAGTACCAGCCATCACTCTGGACCTGTAGCTCCCGTCCCGGATGAGGCTCCCAGGGATATTCCTCTGGAGTCCAGACCACCACACAGGACGCAGCGCATGGTGCCACGTCCCACACCCCCGCTACAGCCCCTGGCGGGGCGTCTGGGGCGTCCACGGGAGGGTTGGTGCACCAATCCTCATTCCCGCACCCCGTGGCGTCTACGGGGATTCCAGCCGTGCCATCAGCGCAAGCCAAGGTCAGCTCTACCTGCATCCGCAGCCCGTCGGTCATCCCTACCCGGCCGATGCGCCTATATCCCTTGGGCAACGGATAAAGCTGGTACTCGACCTGGTAGCGGTCGCGCTGCTGACGATAGCAGACAGTCTCATCGCGAATGTAGAACAGGAGAACATCCCGGTCCACCACCTGAGATGCCCGCTTGTCGTCCAGGGTCAGGCGAGGGGAGCGCAGTGCCGGCAGGGTGGAAAGGGCAAAGCTCACGGTCACGGGGTTCCACCAGCGAAGCCACGTGACCAGATCTGCCCCGGTCCAGACCACCACAGGCTGCATGTTGGAGTCGAAGGACCCCGACAGCTCCAGGACCCCGAGGCCGGGGGAGTGAACCACGGTTGGCGGCGTGTTGGGTGCCCTCACCATGATGTCCGGCCCGTCCATGTAGAAGGTCCAGTCCTGGTACTGAACCCCCTCGGATGAGTCATTCAAACCAACCCCGGCCAGCTCCCAGTCTGTAGGAACCTCGTCAGGGGTCAGATCCTCGGGGTAGTTGAAAACAGGGGACAGCTCATCCGGCGCGAGGAAGTTCCCGCGATGCGGAGCCTCGGAGAGCCCGCCGGGAGGCAGCATTACGGCTTGCGCCCCCACTTGCCCGAGGTGACATTAAAGGTCAGGGTGTGGGTGCTGAGCTTGGCAATATAGGGGGTGAAGCTGACTTGATACGCGCAAGGGAGTGATGGCACCAGGAGCGATCCCACCCCACCAGCGAAGTTTCCAGTTGTCGGCCCTGCCACGCCTGATCCAGTAGCCTGAAGTGATCCTGCTGAGTAAGCATTGTTAGTGCTTGTAGTGCCCGTTGAAGATCCGCTAGGAACCGATGTTAATGCACCAATGTCTCCACTATACACACGCACACCGCCCAAAGAAGAATCATTGACAGCCGTCTGCGCCTTATTATGGAAAGCTGCCCATAGAGAGTTTCCTAAATAGCTTGGGCGAATAATCCCTGTATAGGTCACACCACTAATAACCGTGGTATGTGGAACATCGCTCAGCCATGGATACTTTTGTGCTTCATAGGAAATCGTCAGCGTTTCATTTGCCAGCCAATTCAGAACCAGCGGATTACCACCACTGTCCTTAGTAAGTGACCTGCTCCAGAGATTGGTCCCGTTCGTGCCCCACCCGACACCAATCTCGGCAATCGCAAGATTGGAGCCGGGCGGATTGAAAATGAAATTTCCACGCCACCAGCCGTAATAGGGATCTGTTGTTTGCGCTCCAGCCGTATGCCCAGACGTGCTATTTTGCTGACGCAGAAATGAACCAAGTGCGGAATCGAGCACCGACGGGGGTGTAGAGCTTCCCCCCACGGAGCAATTAACTATCGGTCCACCAGTTCCCCACCGTTCCAGCCCGCCATTGGTGATTAGGTTAGGGGTCCAATCCTGCAATACCCGCTCGCGTCCATCATCCAACCGGCCAGTAATGCGGAACCGCCCGGACACATGTGCCCCGGGCAGCGCAATCTCGGGCTCGATAATCTTCGTGCGGGGGACCCAGATATTCATGCAAGCGATCCGTTAAAGGTGGGCGGGGTTATCACTGTTTCTTGTGGCTCATGCAGATAGGCCAGGGGAAAGAGTGTCTGGACGTGCGATCCGCCGAAGGACGGCGGCAGGGTTTCAGAGAAGTCCTCTGGGGGCATCGCGTATGACACAGGGAAGAACGTCTGGACATGCGTTCCGCTGAATGTCGGCGGCGCCGTCTCGGTAAAGTCCTCTGGGGGCATCACATACGCCCCAGAAAACAGCGTCTGGACGTGAGTCCCGCTGAATGTTGGCGGGGCCGTTTCTGTCACATCCAGCGGCTCCTCCCGCATCTCCGCACCAAAGGATGGGGGCGTGATCACCGCTTCCTCGAAGACCTCCACCGGGTACATGGTGGAGGTCAGGATGAAGGACCCCGGGTACAGCATGATCAGGCTGCCATGCGCACCCGTGGAGCAGTTGCCACGCCCTGGCCCCAGCCCATCACAGCCAGCTCCTGCATCCGCCGATCAAGCTCCGCTGCCCACTGCCCCAGGCGCTCGTCGTCACGCAGGTAGACCGCGGCCTCGCGCAGGCACCCATATAGGTAGATGTCAGGGTAGAGGGTCAGAACCCAGTTCGTACTTGCCGACTCTGCGGGGACCAGAGGGGGCAGTGCCCCGTAGTAGTCCAGGCGAAGAACAACGTTCTCGGTCGGTGTCGGGAACAGCTCGAAGCACGCGCCTTTCTGAATATAGCCCCCCGCCGCGGCATCCTCGCGCATGTCCGCGGGGAACTGCGGGATTGCCACACCATCAACATACATGCCGACGATACCGACAAAGTTGATCGGCAGTGGAACAAAGGGGTCTCCTGCAACCTGAGTGAACTGCCCGCGGACGATGTTCCGATCATGCGTGCGCAGCCGCCTCTGGAGGTCCCCCTCGAAGCCCGCCAGGATCGCCGCAAAGTCGCCCTCTGGCAGGTTGGGCCTGGCCAGGTAGGTCTTGACGATAGAGAACAGCTCAGAGTAGACCATCAGGGCCTCGCTACCGTCACTGTATATTGCGCATCAGCAGGGATTGATCCAGTCTTTAAAATCACCGGAAAAATGATATACGTGTCATACTCGCTGATATTGATACCGCCAATGAACCAAGTAGCACCACCAAAAGAGATTTCGTCCAAAAACGTCATCGCCTTAAGCAGCTCGGTATGGTCATTAGCAAAAGAATCAACATAGCTAATCCGCATTGCCCCCTGATTGCCCTCTGGGAGCATAATCTGCCCCGGCAAAACCTCGCCCGGCGTTGGTGGGGTAACGAAGTCATACAGTGCTCCCACTACTGGCGGCAGTAATTGAACCGGAGCGCGACCCCCCATAACAAAACCCCCTGGCACCCTTACAGCCATGGAGTCGTGCTTCATCATCGGGCGAAAGACTTGCCGTTTCATGGAGTGATCGTGACCGTTACGGTCTCTTCGTCCCAAACCTTGTCCATGAACAAGAGCCTGGTCTTGTAGGAACCGCTCGCCGCGTACTTGTGTGTGATCTGGGTTGTGCTCCCAGCCGGATTGTCATTCCACAGCCCGTCGCCCCAGTCGATGCGGAAAGGCAGTCCAGGGGCCGCAGGGGTCGCCCCCTTGGTCGCCCCAGTAGCATCCGCCCCCACGTTGGCGATGGTCACGGCAGGGTTGGCGAACGCAGGACGCTGGGCCGCCCGGTCCCGGGGCAGGGTGTTAGCCCCTCCAGATACGTAGGAGATATGCCCGTTGCGCCAGGCGCTCCACTCAGGGGTCCCCGATGTATGCGGATTGGTGCTGATATTCGCGGCAGCCACAGAGGCCGCCCGCCCGGCGACATAGGCCCGTTGGACCTTGGGCGAAGTGGCCTGCTGCTGATCTCCGACGAACGCGAACTTGCTCATGCTGCTACGGCCTCTCGTTGGCGAATTGGGACCACCTTGGGGGCGCAGGCAACCCACTGGGGCCGCATCGCCGCCAGGGTCGCACAGGCCCTCTCACGGGTGATCTGGTCACGCGACATGATCCCTTCGTAGATGTCAGGGTGTTCGCGTTTGAACCTGGCCCAGAGGGTGGGCTCGATCTGGAAGGCGTAAATGGCCTCAGCCCCGTCAGGGGCCAGGGGGGCGGGGTCGCCGGTGCGGATGGCCTCAGCTTGCCTTAGCGCGGCCGTTGAGGCTTGTACGTCGGAATCCTGGACGACGGTTTTGACTACCAACGTCCCGTCCTGCTCCAGCTTGGTCCCGATCCGGTGCCGGGGGCCGTGATCCAACAGGTTGAACATGAGGTGCCTCCTGGGGCTCGACCTCGGCCTGGGCCGGCTCGGGAGTGTATGACTCCCGAACCGTCCCATCCGGGTCCGTTATGAAGGACCAGCCCATGCTTAGGCGGCGACAACCGCGGTGGCGGGATTGATGGCCATGATGCAGGCCGAAGACTTCGGGGCCAGGCACATGTTCGTGTAGTCCACCGTCATGTGCCGGCGCTCGAAGGAGCCCGTCGCGCCCAAGGGCTTCACGGTGATCGGTTGCAGGTAGCTGACAGCCCAGTACCGCGGCTCGAACAGGAAGATCGTCACGTTCGCCGTGCCGCCGTTGTCGTAGGTCTGCTGCTGCTGGTTCGGGACCAGCTCATAGGTGCCGAAGTCGGATGTGAACACCTGCACCGCACCGATTGCCGTGGCGCCCTGGTTGCCGTACTTGCCTTTCTTGACGTTCGCATCGCTCATCAGGGTGGCGATACGGGCGCTGGCCGTGAACATGTACTCGGAAATGGCCCGAATCATCTTCGGGGTGCTCATCAGCACAGAAGGCATGCCACCGGCGTTGTAGGCGGCTTCGTCGGCATCGCGAATCATCTTCTCGGTCAGGCCGCGGGATGCGACGGGAACGATGGCGGAGAAGATACCAGCGGAGAACGCACCACCCGAGGTCACGCCCTGGCGATTGCCAGCCGCAATCATGTTGGCGCAGCCAGCCGCAGCACCGACAGCCGTGGTGCTCGTGGTCTTCATCTCGACCGACGCCTGATTACTCAGGAGCATGGCCTCCATGTCACGCTTGAGCGACTTCTGAGCGATCATCAGCTCGTGGGCCAGCCGGTTGGCGTAGCCGATGGTGTTGACCTCGTTGGAGCGGTCGGAGACGCTCACCACCTTCTCGGAAATCTGGTGATGGTTGCCGATACGGGCCTGAGCCACGGTGATTGCGGTGCCGGCGTCGGTGCCCTCCAGAACCCGGTTATCGGTCTTGATGGCGATAAGGTCTTCAGTGACCCAGGACTTGTACTGGTTATCACTCGACTCGCGGCCGGCCATGTCCTGATAGGGCAGGGCAATAGGGTCGATGTTGAAGATCTCGTTCATCACGTCTTCGTGAATCACGCCCTGGAAGTCGATGGACTTCATGTCGAATGCGGTAGTCGGGGCAGGCATAACGAAAGCTCCTAAGCAAAAAGGGACAGTGGGTATCCTGGGCGCCAACCTGCTTATGGACTCTCGTCACAGGAGGGGGACCGGGGACCGCTGCCAGCTTGGAGCCCTCTCGGGGCAAGGCCAGGCGTGCGGGGGGTGCGACTCTCGCCGCAAAATATGTGCGGGCCTAGTGTAACCCAAAAGAAAAGCCCCGCAAGTGCGGGGCCTGCTGGTCTACCGTTTGCCGCTCAAGGCTCGCATCAACACAGAGCCCGCCGCGCTGTCGATCTCGTGCCTGTTACCCGACTCCCGGGCCTTCTTGATCATGGCCTGTTCCCGGCTCTGTGCCGCCGCCCCGTGAAGCATGGGGGCTCCGGGGCGTACAACCGGCTTGGGGGCCGCCTTGACCTTCTCAGTGGCCGCCTTGACCTTGCTCTGGCCCTGGTCGTAGAGGTACGCCTTACGGGCGATCATCATGGCCCGCCAGTCGTAGATCGTGTCCAGCTCCTCGGGGCGAAACCACTGCTCAAGGTATCCCTGCACCGCAGGAAGCTCCTCTGCGAGCTTGGTACGGTCCTGCCAGTCGGGAACCGCCTTGAGAAGCGCCTGAGCGTGCTGTGTCTTGCTCTGCTCCAGGTACTGCATCTGGGCCTGCTGCTCCTTGGTCAGCGCTTCCTGGTGCTTGCGCTGTGCCCCCGCGTACTCAGCCGCCAACTGCTGCTGAAGGTAGGCTGCCCGGCCGGGGTCGGTCTGGGCCAGGGACTCCCAATTGACGCTGGCAAAACGGGCCTCCAGAACCGCCATTTCCTGCCGCGCCGCCTGGGCCTCAGCGCCCTCGGCCTGGCGCTGCTGAAAATACTGCTGGGCCTGCTCCTGCATCTGCTGGGCATAGGACTGGAGCTTCTGCTCCTTCTCAGCAAGGCTGGCCCTCTCCCGCTCGTAGGTCTGGAGCTTGTCCTTGATCTCCCCCAGCTTGACCGGCTCGCCGGTGTCCAGGGTGAAGGTCAGCCCATAGATGTCCTCGGGGTCCCAGCCCGCCGCCTTGCCGAAGCTCAGGAGGTCGGTGGGCAGGGCTTCGGAGGCAGCTTCAGGCGCCTCTTCGGCATCGACTTCGGGTTCGCCGGTATCGGGGGCAGTGGCTTCATCGGGGGCATCCTGGGGTGGAGCGTGTTCAGCTTTCGCCGCCATACGCTCGTTGAGTTGCTCGACAAGGGAAAGATCAGGTGGCATTGGGACCCTCTGTTGCTTGTTGTTCAAGAGCTGCGGTCACGAAGCGCAGGGCATCCCAGCGCAGCCGCAGAATCTGGAGCGCCTGCACGGCGCCCGGTTCAGTCAGCGTGAACTGATCATGGAGATTGGCCTCAAGCGCCATCACCATATCAGCCCACGCCCTGCTTTGAATTATGTCTTTGGATGTTATCACGCCAATTAGCCCGCAATTTACGATATTCGCTCAAGGATGCTTCGGGTACTCTGGAGATAAACCGCGCCCGTTCGATTAGTTCGTGGTAGCGGTCCCGTTCGGCCTCGGTAAAAGATCCGCCGAGCAAAACCTTACTTTCCAGTGCTTCTAATTCTTTCATGGTATCCACTGATTGCGTTAGCTCCCGGCTTTAAAGCCTCGATAGCCTTTCGCGCCTGAGAGCGCAAAGGCTCGGGAAGCGCGTCGATCTGGGCAGCATACTCCTTGTGGTCGAAATACCCGGTGTCATGCTTTCCCCAGGCCATGCTGAAGTCGTCCTGCCCGGTCAACATGGAAGAGGTCTTTCCATACTCGGCGCCCACTTTGCCTACCGCCGCCTGAAACTCAGACAGGGGCAAGTTGTCGTCGATGCGGAAGACCAGAACTCCAGGGCCTCCGCTTGGGTTGGGCACAATGGCGACATGGTCGGCCATCGACTCGGTGGGATCACTTGGATCGTAAGCATAGGCCCCTGGCTTCTGGGCCTCCAAACGCCTGGCAATCGAGCCCAGCCCGCCTGCCCCCAGGCTCTCACTGGTCATCAACACCGCGGTATCGTCTGGGGCCGGGGCCGGCTTCAGATCGTAGGGCCTGGACCATGCCGTTGCGTCCTGGTCGCGCAGCACGCCCTCTGCCAAGGCGATAGCGTCCATCCTGGCACGCTGGTCAGGGGTCAGGGGCTTGCTGGGATCGCCGCCCTCCTGAGCCACGCGAAGGCCGCTCAGGGGGTTCTTCTGCCCCTTGAAGTACCCGGCGCCCTGGTAGACCGGAGCCTCTGTGTCCAGGTACTTCCCGACAACCGACGAGCCATCCGGGTTACGGAGGAAGCGCTCATAGTCCCGATGCAGAAGCCAGGCCGCGGCCGGGTCCGAAAAGTTCTTGTAGCGGTTGGGGAGCATTTCCTTGCCGGGTTGCGACTCCAGCGTAACCGCTGCAATGTCCTGGTCCCGCATCGGGAACAAGCTATCCCGCGGAGCGTTGGACAGCCCCAGCTCGGCACGCATCTGGGCGATATTTGGATAGTTGCCCGGTGCCCGGGTATCTACCAGGTCAAACATCTGCGCCGCGCCACCCTGCTGCGGAGCAGTGGGGTAGTAGTAGCCTGTGTAGCCGCGCTCCTGAATCTCTCGTGCCGCCTCCTGCTTTATGAAGTTCCCCTTTGGCGGAGCACCGCCTGTGCCAATGCTCGCCCGATCTCTGGCAATCTGCATCAGTCCCAGGGGATCGGTCTCCATGTTATACATACCGGGAACTCCCCCCGCTATCAGCTTGGGGTCATTGCCAAACAGGTTCTCGTTGGTGTATCCGTAGTCCGGCAGATAGGCGTGCATCGCCTGCACGTCTGGTGTGCCCTCGATCCAGGCCGATTCCGCATTGCGCCGAGTTCCTGCCCGCGCCCCCCACTTCGCCGGGTCCAGAACCTCGACCGACTTATCGGGGGTGAAGTGGTGGATGTTGACCACGTCCCCCGGAGGCAACGCACCGTAGCCGGGAACCGACTTGGGGAGCTTCTGACCGGCCCGGGACATGGCGGCCAGGGCATCTCCCAGGATGCCCGGCAGGAGCCCCACAACCGCCGTCTGGACCGGCTTGGATTCACGGGGCTTGACCTTGCGCTTGAGGGTGTTCAGGTCGCGGGAAATGCTCATTTCGGTGGTATCCAGAATTCGGACGGGGGGATAATGTTTCCACTATTGTCGGTCATACGCAGCCATGGCGGGGTTGCTTTTCGTTGCAAGCTGTCCCAATCCACCGCATTCATGGCGGCATTAGACAGCCCTTCGCCCCAGGCCCGGTGATATATTTCATCTGATGTCATTTTCATCAGGCGTTCATATAGGCTGTCACTAACCCTGCCCTGACTATGCGCTTGCTCCAGTCGGGAACGGGCACTATTAGGGTTTGCACCGGATGGAAGCCCATAATGGTTCTGCAATGCGTGCCCTACCTCGTGGATCAAGGACTGCCCTTGAAACATAGGGCCTCTGTGAGAGTAGTCTGAATTGAGTGAAATCAGATCCCTGGAAGGGTCATACTTTCCCGCGAACCGAGAGCTTTTCTCTTCCTTAAAGTTCACGTCTTTCAGCCGTGGAAACTTCTCAAAAAGAGATGGATGGTGGATTAGCTCTCCCAGAGTATCCCCATACATAGGCGCAGTCAGCCGATCAAGCTGGCTAAGTAGCAGATTCATCCGGTTTACTACATGCCCCGGGGAAAGTGGCATCTTTGGGTCAATTTCTCTAACCCCAGGCTGGTCTTTAAGCTGCCCTATTGCCTCTTCGTGAGACATTCCATTCTTACGCGCCTCAGCATAGGCATATTTTGTATTGATTGACTTAAGCGCATCCTGCAGCCTGGCAACCTCGTCAGGATCAGGCGGAAACGCGATGTTTCTCATCGTCACATTTTCAAGATAATCAGGGATCTCCGCCAAAGGAATTCCGCCGGGGGTTGGCGAATGCGGGTAGTCCAGCCAAACATCGGTCCCAGTAAACACACGCCCCTGTGTGGCACCCGCCGCCTGCATCGCCAACGCACGCCTGAGAGTGTCCTGATCTACTGCAAGATGCGCGGGGGCAATCGAGCCCCTTTGACCCTTGAACGAAGACATGGCGCTTGAGGCAGAAGGGGCTATGTCTGGGGCCAACGAACGCGCCGCGCTCATGGCGCCCCTTCCCGCGGCGTTGGGGAGGCCCATCAGCGCCCCCAGTGCGGTAGGACCCACGTCAACTGCCGTGGCCAGGGCGGGGCTGCCAGTAGCCCCCAGGGTCATCTCTGCGGCCCGGGCTACAGGCGCGTGAAGCGCCTCGAACGCCTTACCTGCCGCGTAGGTCGCGCCCATGCCCTCGACAGTCCGCGGAGCATAGGTGTAGCCCTGCTGAATAGACTCCAGGACCTTGAGGGGGTCAGCATCGGACAAGCCCGTGGCGTTGAGACCCATGGTGCCCAGTGCAGACAGCCCGCCCGCTATACTGGAAGCCATACCCGATCCCAGAGCAGCAGGGACCTCTGCCCAGCCTGGGACCCAGGACGGCGGCAGTGCCTTTCGCCCAGCCTCAAGCCGGTCAATCTCGTCCATCGGAGCCGCGGCGGCCTGCTCCCGCTGCTTCTGAATCTCGCGATACCGGCCGATATTGGAGTACGACACTGCTCACCTCTTAATCGAGTATGTCTCGGGATTTGGTAGGGTCTTCCCACGCTCCAGTATCAGGCGCAACAGCTCATCCTGACTCATCAGGTTGTCGTTGCTCCCGAGCGTCGCCCGCCCCCCAAACGCATCGGCAGGGGTCCAGTTGAACTCTCGCTCTGCGTTGCGCTTCTGCTCGTACCTCAGCCTGGCCCTGGCGTTCTTTGCCTCACGCATCGCCTGCTTGATCTCGTCAACCTGAGGGGCAAGACCAAGCTCCCGCTGCACCGCATCCTTACCTACTTCCTTCCCACCCAGAGTGTACCGAGGCCGCGCCATGTTCACAGCCGGCCCATAGGCGTCCAGGGCGGCCTGACGGACCACGCCCGGCATACCCCTTGCCACAGCCCCGGCCCGGCCCGCGGCGGGCGCCATCAGCCCGAGGAGGTCCATCACGGCAGGGTCCAGGGTCGCGGCCATGCCGGCGCCGCGCACAGGGCTGAACCCGTAGCTCATCGAGTCCATCAGCTCCGGGGCCCGGCCCATGGTCAGGTCGCCTGCGCCCATGCCGCCCACCAGTGGCACTCCCTGAGGGACCTGGGCCTGGTTCATCCAGCCCTTGGCGCCACCGAGGATGTCCGCCAGCCACCCGGAGAATCCGCCCCGAGGAGCGGCCCGCATCTCACCGATTACGCCCATGCTGCTCATAACGTCTCCTCAGAAGCTCAGCCAAGCCACGCCAACCCAGAACGCAAGGGAGACAAGGCACACCAGAAGGCAGCCCAACAACCGCATACCGTAATCATCTTCATCATCATCCGGCAGCATCATCCTTCTCCCGGCCCTGCATCGCGTCAATCTCACGCTGCGCGTCGGCCGAGTCGATAGTGGCCTCAGTGGTCACCAGGTTAACCCGCTGGGCGAACATCTTGGCTTGATGGTCCATCGCCGCCTTCATCATGTCCAGCTCGTTCTTGAGTTGCTGCATCGCCAGGTTGTTGGCGTCCTTCATCTGCTGCACCGCAATAGCAGACTCGTTGCGAATCTGCTGGGTCTGCTGGAGCGCTGTCGCCTGCATCTGGGCAATCTGCATCGACTGACTGACCTTCTGCTCTTCCAGAGCTTGCGCCTGCTGCTCCTGCTCCTGCTGAGCCTGTGCCGCCTGCTGCGCCTCGGGGGTGGAGGGGTCAATCCAGTAGGACTCGGGGCTTTCCAGCTCCGCCATACGCCCGGCATCCACCAGGGCGCGGTAGACTCCATTCAGGTCCACAAGCTGCCCTGCCAGCCCCGCTTGCAGGGCCGTCTGCTGCTGCGCAATCACACCCCCGAGGGCCACAAGGCGTCTTTGGCGCTCAGCACTCGACATGCCCAGAGTGAGGACCATCTTTTCCCGCGGTTGCCACATGCCGGGGTTGGTAGACTCCCAGCCGGTGGAGCCGGGGACCTGTAGCTCCTGCTGCATGTTCTCACGCAGAACGGTGTGCATCAGCGCGTAGGCTGGCTTGATCAGGGTCTCAGCCGCGGTCCTGGCCACCAGGGAGTTGATCTGCTCGATGCTGGACATGATCCGCTCGACCCCATGGGCCGACTCGCCGCCGATCTGAAGTGCCTGCTGTGCGCTGTCGATGGCGCCACCACCCTTGTCGCGCCGGGCCTTGTCCATGTAGCCCAGAAGCTCGAACGCGCCCATCGGGACCGCAACCTCCTGAAGCGGGAACACACCCTGGGGCGTCTTGCAGCGCACCACGCCACCACGCACCGAGGTCTGTAGGTCGTCGATGTTGGCGTCATATTCGACAGCGCCCACCCGTTGCCTGCTGGCCCGATGCATCAGGTCTGACAAGTCCCGAAGCTGCCCGGTCTTCATGTCCTGCACTTCCTTGAGCTTGTCAAACAAGGAGACCCCGTCCCATGTCCACAGCCCAAGGTAGCCCAGCCCCACGGCGAACGGGGCCGCATTCACGGGCTCGTCAAAAAGGATCTCGTCAGTGCCCTCTGTACCACCCCCGGTAATGATTCGCCTCAGCTCAGCAATACCATCCCCGTCAGCGTCAATGCGATAGTAGGAGTCCACACACATGATCTGCTCGATGGATTCGTGGCTGGCCTGCTCTTGCGCATCCCAGGCGTTCAGATCGGCGACAAGGGCCTCATCGAATCCCATAGAGACCAGCTCACCCCGCAACAGGGCCCTGCGCTGGCCCATATACCGGGAGTCCGCCATACGCCCCGGCAAAGTGTCTTTGGCGATAAGGAACTCGCTCAAGGGGACCGCATCCACCTTGGGACCAGCCACCATCTCGTAAGTCCGCATCAACCCGCTCGCCAACCCCGTCTCTTCATCCAGGTCGGCCTCCAGCAAGTCGTCACTGATCGGGAGTGCCTCAACAGGCATCCCCTCGAAGCGCTGGTACCGCGGAACCCTGCGCGAGTCCCAGTAGACCTTGAGAACTCCAGCCCGGTCCAACAGGATGGACATGGTCGCCTGCGCGATTGCTAGGTAGCCGCCTGCGTCCATCATGCTCTGGTGCACAGCCCTGGACTCCAGGTCGGCCACCACCTCATCTCCAGGGCCGATAGCCTGGAACTGCACCGGGTAGCTGGTGAAGGTGGGGATCAACTCCGCCATCACCGACTGCACGCCATCAGCCACGTCAGTAGAGACCATGTCCGCGAAACCAACGTTGCGTAGGTCATCGGGAGGTGCCGGTAACTCCCCATAGAAATACTTAGCTGCAACGTCCCGCGTTGACTCCCGCGGTTGATCCTCTGCCCGGTCTATCTCGTCGCGCAGTGCGACCAGTAATGCGTCACGGTCTAGCATTGGTTGTTTTCCTGCGATAGATGCCGTCGCCTGGGATGCGCGAGGGGACGTTGGGAGAGATGTTTGGATTGTCGTAGGGGCTCGACCCCTGGACCTGCATATAGTGCGCCCCCTTCACCAGGGCGCGGAAGGCGTCTGCGCAGTGATCTGAGCCATCCTTGACCGGCCGGGGTAGGGGAATGTTCAGCCGCTCGTCCATGGCCACCCTGTAGCGTCCCAGGAGCTTCAGGCCCGTAGGCTCGCAGCGGTCCTTGTCGAACCAGCACCGGGGCAGGAAGGAGCGCACCTCCTGGATGTCCCCCATCAGGTTAGCCGTGCGCCCCAGGATCACAGAACGTACCAGCCCAGCCTCGCGGAGGTGATCCTGGTAGGTCTTCAGGGTGCCCTTCTCACGAGCGCCAGCGTCATGTGGGAGCAGGGCCATGCCAGTATCGTACTCCCTGTCCCTGACCCAGCGTGCATAGTAGGCCGCATCCTGGCCTCGATCCTGGATGAAGTCCACGATGCGCGTCTCGAAGCCCACGATCTGGCACACCCAGATCGCGGTCATGTCGTCCACGCCAATGTCCCAGGCAGTATGGACCGGGGCATTGCGCTCGACCGGGACCGAACAGATCCGGTCCTGCTCGTAGAGACGCGACAGCTCGTTGGCGTAGTACGCGCCCTCCCCAATGCGCTGATAGTCGCCGCCCCAGATATGTTTGGCGTTCTCGGGGTCGATGCGGTAGTCCCGCTCCATGTCCGCCCGAAGGTCAGGCGGGAAGAAGGGGTTGTCACCATAGTTGGCCTCGACCACCACACAGCCCTCGGGCCGGTCAGGGCCGCGCAAGAGCTTGTCAACCGGGTCTGTATCAAAGCGCGGATTCCAGGTCCACCACAGCTCAGAGCCTGGTGCTCGAATGGTTGGGGTGAGGAGCCTCAAAGAGCGCTCTGTGATCGTCTGGGCCTCTTCGACCCAGGCGATATGAAAGCCCTCAAGGGATTTGATTGACTCAGCCGTGTGATCCTGCAATCCGCGAAAGATCATGCCCCCGCCAGACAGGCATTGAATCTCGTCCTGGTTAATACGGAACTGATCCAATAGATTCAGCTCCTGGATTTTATCCTCGACCAAGG